ATGAAATTTAAAAAATGTCTTCTGCCTGTGGCAATGTTAGCGTCATTCACTCTGGCAGGATGCCAGTCAAATGCTGATGATCATGCCGCCGATGTTTATCAAACCGATCAACTGAATACCAAACAAGAAACTAAAACCGTTAATATTATTTCCATTCTTCCCGCAAAAGTTGCCGTAGACAACGCCCAAAATAAACGGAACGCACAAGCCTTCGGCGCGCTTATTGGCGCTGTCGCTGGCGGTGTTATCGGCCACAACGTCGGGTCTGGCAGCAATTCCGGAACGACGGCAGGTGCAGTTGGCGGCGGAGCTGTAGGCGCGGCAGCGGGTTCTATGGTGAATGATAAAACCTTAGTGGAAGGTGTTTCTTTAACATATAAGGAAGGCACCAAAGTGTATACCTCCACCCAAGTGGGTAAAGAGTGCCAGTTTACGACAGGTTTAGCCGTTGTTATTACCACGACGTATAACGAAACGCGTATTCAGCCAAATACCAAATGTCCTGAAAAGAGCTAATAATCAGGAGGAGTCATGAAGAAAGTTTTTCTTTGCGCCATCTTAGCCTCCTTAAGCTATCCGGCTATCGCCTCATCATTGCAGGATCAACTCTCGGCTGTCGCAGAAGCGGAACAGCAAGGTAAAAATGAAGAGCAAAGGCAGCATGACGAATGGGTCGCGGAGCGCAACAGGGAAATCCAGCAAGAGAAGCAACGTCGCGCAAACGCCCAGGCCGCGGCTAATAAAAGAGCGGCAACGGCAGCAGCGAATAAGAAAGCTCGTCAGGATAAACTGGACGCCGAAGCCACTGCGGACAAAAAACGCGATCAAAGTTATGAAGATGAGCTACGTAGCTTAGAGATTCAGAAACAAAAACTGGCGCTGGCGAAAGAAGAAGCCCGCGTTAAGCGCGAAAACGAATTTATCGATCAGGAACTGAAGCACAAAGCTGCGCAAACCGATGTGGTGCAATCTGAAGCTGACGCAAACAGAAATATGACTGAAGGCGGTCGCGATCTGATGAAAAGCGTGGGTAAAGCAGAAGAGAATAAATCAGATAGCTGGTTTAACTAAACGATGTTAGTAACTTCAAACCTATAATTCTTTAGGATAAAAAACCCTCTGTAGTAACAGAGGGTTTTGTTCATTCATAGTGCAGGGTCAAATCATTCCCACTCAATTATTTACGGACACCATAACTAATTGAGTGATAACATTTTTCCAAAGATGAATTTTTCTCGTACCGTTTTATATACCGTCACCGGAAATCAGTACCATGAAAAATGCCATGCTATCTGGTCAGTGTGTCGTACTGTTTTTCGCAGACTCTTCCGGCTTCGGCTGCCCGGTCAGCATACTCTGCCAGTTGTCTGTTTCTCTCGAGAGATTTGCTGAGCACGTCGGCAAGCAAAACTCCGGTGTCTGCGGCTGACGTCCCAGCGCCGACAATGGCGTTATACTGCCTGAGCTGCTCACGGATGGCAAAGAGTTGTTGCTGCAACCTGCCAGCGCGAGCGGCAGCATCAAGAGCATCGCTGCGCGCCTGCTCGATCCTCTGCTGCGCTTCACGTTCATTGGTCGCTTTCTCCTGTTCGTAGTGCTGACGAACTTTTTCTTCTTCGGCTTTGCGGTCTTCTTTCGCCTGCGCATACCCGGCGTCGTACTGACGACTGCCGTGTGCATTCCAGGCTACAACTCCTGATATGACCAGAACAGCAAGCATCGCCATGATAACCAACTGTTTCCAGTATGCTTTTACGAATGCCCAGATCATACCGCTAGCGCCTTACTGGCAGTGATGTACCGAGCGCGCCGGTCGTCGATGCCGTTCCTGCCACCATTGATAATCAGAGTTACACGTGCAATATCGCCGGTATACTTCATGCAGCCTTTGCTGGAGAAAAACCACGCCGCGCTACGAGCTGCATATTCGTCCTGCGCCAGCAGTTCAGGATTCTCCAGCAGGTCCACTTTCAGGCCGTTTCCGCAGTCACGATAGTTATTCAAACCGGTAATCTGGATAAGTCCGCGCCCACGGTAATTCCATCCATCGCCTGGGGCATTGTTACCCATGCGTTTGCTGTACACCAGATTTGCGATCGCGCGCTGGCGCTCGAGTTGCAATGGTGGTTCACCAGCACGGCGACCCAGTGCGTTGGCCTGTCCCTGAGTGAGACGTCCTGCCCGAACAAAGTTAGCCAGTCCTGTGACACTGTAGTTGAAATTCTCCTGCAACCTGGTGAAGCCACCAGACTCATGCCCGACTTGAGCAATAAACATTGCCTGATCTTCTGCTTTGCTGATACCAAACTCTTTCATTGCAGAAGTTATATGCGAGAACCAGCGTGCGGCCAGCGCCTCGCTAATACCAGCAGCTCGCTGGAATTGTTTAATCTCCATGTTTAGACCTCGTTATCTTGAAAATCTGAACGACGTTACCGCGAGTTTTAAGAACCGCAGCAAGCATGACAGCGTTGATAATGACCTCAGATAAATCCACAGCCATTGGCGTGCGTAACCAGATTGCATAGGCGACTCGAACAGGAATACTGGCCGCAGCAACAATCAGGAAATAAGCAAGCCATCCTCCCCACCTTCGATGTTGAGAGCCGTTACGCCGGAATGTGACAACGCGAATTGCTATGCCAGTGCAAATAACTGCATTGGTGATAAGCAAAAAAAACTCATGCGTTACCATCGTCTTTTCTCCCCGGAATTAACTCGCGTGGATTATCGGAACGGTGATAGAGCCATATACCAATACGCACAGCGACAATTGCTGACACAAATGCGCCTGCAGAGAAAACAATCCCTTTTTCAAAAGAGTCCTGCGTGATGGTAGGGATCAGGCTGGCTATGCCGATAAGAATTGATGCTGCTGGTTTGTAAAAGAGAAGGCCGCAAAGAAAGCTGAGCATCGACAGGAGCACCCGGCGACGGATGGGGTACTCTACTGCAGAGGTAACAAAAATTACCGCCCCAGCCAAAGCCCCTAAAGCAACCTCCGGAGGGACACCTGCAATAACCGCAGCAAGAGAACTAACACTAAGCCACTGATTTGAAGTTTCATTGGTTAGTTGGAATGACATAACGAAACCCGTTTATTTGCAAACACCCTGCTTCAGGAAAAGTATACCGCGCAACAACACACCATTTACGGTTCAATTCCCTGTTAATTGCAAAACTTGCTCTTCCAGCTTTTTAACCCTGCGTCTCATCATCGCAGATTCCAGAATCAGAGCCTCTTCATAACGGATACCGTAACATTCACCAGCCTCGACGGCTTCGCGTACCAGAACCTTTGTCTGTATAAGTGGGTAAACTCCTGCAGAATGCTCTTCTTCCGTCACATCCCTGTATTCTGCCGGGGTCTCATTCCACTTGTCATAACAGATAAATGCCAGTCGTGACACATCTATGCCTTCATTCTGAAATACACTGATAACATGCTGCGCAACTGCACCAAAGTGCCATCTTGCTCCGTCTTTACCTTTCACTTCGATCCTGTCAAGGTACTGGTATGAAACCCATTCCACTCTTTCCCATGCGTCCAGTATTTTCTCATCAATAACCTCTGGAGCAGTCTTGAAACGCGCATCGGACAGCACCGTAAACGCTGACTGGGTAAATCCCCCCGACCATGCACGACCAGCCAACCCAAGAGAATAAGTATTCGTTGTCGATGGTGTCATGGCTGAATCAGAAAACTGTATATATTCTGAATTTCCAGTAGATATTCGAATATTTCCATTTATTAGCGACATAGTGCCTTTAGTATTATCACTATTGAATAATTTCAATTGCGAACTTATACCGCCTCCCACAGCCAGAGATACATCGCCTTCAGCAAGCATTCTGAATTTATCTGCAGAAACAAGCGTCTGGTTAGCAAGGTTAAAATATTTAACCCACCATTCAAAACGCCCTGACATAGTCCCAACGTACTGACCAAGCGCAGGGACGTGAACAACATTGCTATTTGTAGTGCCGTCTATACTGGAAATACCAGTCACCGCTGATGCAGAACTCAGAATATTATTTCTGTCACCAGGATGTTTAATTTCAACAAAGTTCCTGATACACCCTTCCTCGAAGGTAACCACGCCGGAAGAACTATACATGGGGAATATTGACGCATAATTACTGCGTGCAGCATCTAAGAAACGAATGGTTGTAGATGTCTGCAGATCTCCTGATTCATTTTTCCCATCACACCCAGTCATTAGAATATTACTGGCAATATTATTATTTCCCTGAACGGTGACGCCGTGCGCCTGCTTTGCGTCCGATTCAGAGTAATCAACCAGCACATCCGAAATCAGGTTACCAGTCCCCTTGCCAACAACTACTGCGGCGTATTTTGGGTTGTTAGCCATTACACTGCTAATGATATTATTCGTTGGGGCAGTTTCCGTCTCAGTTCCATTGTAAACAACGTGCTGACACTCTTCACCAATAACATTGCTGACAATGTTATATTTTGCTGCTGTTTTAAGTTCCACTGCACCAAACTGAGGATAATTTCTGGCTATCACACCATCAATTAGCGTATTTTGCGATGAATCAAAAAGCACACAACCTGCTTTTTTATTATTTGCGAACCCTAAATACTCTCCTCTTATATCTCTAACAATGTAACCTGACGGAATACCATTATTCGGATAAGCGATCAAGCTAAATCCTGTTCCTCGCGTATTTGTAAATCTGATATTTTTAACCGATACATCATGGCCACCTGAAAATGACACCTGGTGTCCCTGCACACTATCATCTGATTTATTTCCCATAATTGTTAGCGTACTAAGCATGCCACCATCGGGCATGTTAAAAACCAGATGATTACCATCTCTGTCATACTGTTTTATCGTTCCCCCACCTGTTCCGTACAAGCCACAACGTGAAAGAGAAACTAAAGATGTATTGAATACCCCTTCCGGAACAAAAACACTGCTAAACGAATGTAATGATTTTGTAAAAGCATCCTTGTTATCATTTAAGATTCCATTTTGAGCTCCAAAATCCTTAATGCTGACACCATCACGCATCTTATCCTGGAACGTTCTGTATACCGCTCCAGAACCATACTGAATAAACCAACCAAAACCACCAATAACTCCGGCGATTGCAGCATCGACATAATTACGCATTGAGCGATTATTTACAGCGTCCTGCTCAAGTGATGGATCGGCAAGGTTAGATATTCTGTTTTGCTTTGCATCGTAATATTTTGCAAGCAAAGATGGTTTCATCAATGCACGTCTGAACAACCCAAAACATCGCTGGATCAGCATCGTCAGGTAGTCAAATGCATCCTCATGAACTTCGGGGAAAAATTTTCCCTGATTGCGAAGATCAGTCTCCTGCACCACATCAAGCACACGCTCTATCGTGATTCGCCAGCCAGCAGCAAGCGGCGACGGAAGAACCACTGCACCGCCACTATAAGTTCCCGCCCCTGTTACCGTATAACCAGCATCCAGCACTAGTTTTGTAACGTTACCGTTAAGGTCAGACACCTGAACAACCAGGTCGGATTTTTTGAAAATACGGAAGGTATACGGAAATGATGTCGTAACGCCGTTACCTGTGTATTCGTTGTGGTCAACTTCGGTTGAGACCGTCATGTTAAATCTCCAGATAGTCGCAGCACCCGTTGCGCCGCATATCTGGTTATTCTATTACCTGAAAAACCATATATGGATAAAAAGACTGTAAATACGAATAGATATTACCTTTCAGGTAATTTGCAAAACGTGCTGGATAGCAAACAAATTATTTGCTACTGTATAAATATACAGTTATTGCATGGAGAAGATTAAGATGCAGCAGTATCACTATCCACTGGAAGACGGATTTACCGAAAGGATTCACACGCCGGGAGGCGTCAGGTCACTGGTGGAGGGATCGCACTTGATGAAATTACTCCGGGATCTCGATAAGGATGGATTTAATGTCGATGGCCCACTTGCCGAACTGACTGCACTGATTAACTACGTCACCAGCTCACAGATGTCTATGCAGGATCTGCAAACACATCTCGACTATTGTGCCGAACAATTACGAAAACAAACCAGATAAGGTTTGAAATTACCAAATGGAGTGCTTATATTTACCTTTGCGGTAAATTTACATCGCACTCCTCTTGTGCCATAGTAATCGGGCACTGGCAAAATCCAGTGCCGGGATTGGCGTCCCGGATTACTAGTAGGCGCATACCACGCCAGACGTGGTTTTTTTATGCGTATAGCACAGTCATATCCGAATTATGGTGGGCTGGGCAGGGGCACCGAAAGGTGCGCCGGTACCTACTAGGCCGGTACGCCAACCTTGTCCAGTTCACCACCAGCAATTGGCGTTGCGGTGGTGGGTAACTTACTAGTAGAGGTATCGCTATGCCAGGCCAAAAAATCTCAAACGACGATCTGTATTGGTTAATTTCTAATTCTCCACTCCTTCTTATGCTAAGGCAAGAAAGTGCACCACTGGTCAGTGAATTGATTAGCTGTAGAAATAGAATGTGGGATGAAGGGGCAGATTTAGATACCAATTTGTTTGATCATCTTATGCAACTAGCAGTCGATAACAAGGCAAAACTACGCTCTGAATACAACGCTTATCCAGAAATAGCAAAATACCTTAACGCTGAAATACTTGGTGGACCAGGTCAACCAGACCTAAAAACAAAAGATGGTTACCCTGTTGAGGTGAAGGTAGATACTTTTTCTCCTTCAGCATTAAAACAATTATTAAGGTATATGGATGCTTCTGGCGCAGATTTTGGTTTTGCTTGTGCAAAAACTCTTTCTGTAAAACTCCCTGAAAACATAAAGTTCATCCAGTTAGATTATAAAGATAATTGCTATTTCGTCGTGAAAGATGGAGGCAATGAAAATGCGTAATATAGCTATTGATAAGTTGCCGATAACAACTCATTGCAACATCCCTGTAATGACTACAGAAATGCTTGCTGATTTGTATGACACAGAACCCAAACTGATTCGTCAAAACTATCAACGAAATGCAGATCGATTCATTGAGGGAAAACATTGTTTCAAGCTGATAGGCGAAGAATTACGAGCATTTAAGAACGAGTCCTCTCAAAGAGGTTTGCTTAATATTGCACCAAAAGTAAGTCATCTTTTCTTATGGACCGCTCGCGGTGCAGCACGACATGCGAAAATTCTTGAGACTGAAAAAGCGTGGGAGGTCTTCGAAAAACTGGAAGATTGCTACTTCGACAGAAAACCCGCAAATGTCAGTGGAGATGTTCGTCTCTCAGGTGGAGCTGATTTATCAAAGGCCACTCAGGTAATTGAAAAATTCATGCCCGCCATTATGGAGGCGATCAAGCTGGAAGACAAAAAAGAATACAGTGCCCCACTGAAGCCCGGCTACCGCAGCCTGATTCATTCTCCGTCTGGTGTTCTCGGCCTGACGGAGAACTCACTGCTGATGAATCTGCTGAACCAGTTACAGGAAGACGGGCACGACGTATCGGGCGCGGCGGCGGAGCTGACCACCATGTTCTGCTACATCGTCGGTGTGAGCAAATGCCTGCGTGATATCCAGACCCACGCGGAGTACATCAACGACAAGGCAGGGTTCTTCTGACGGGCGGCGGCACATGGATGTGCCTTTAAATAATTCTGTACAGATTGCAGACTGTGGGTGAATAGCGTACTATTACCTCAAGGGTAAACGGATTGGTTTCATTTTTATTAATCCGTGTAATGAACTTATGAGATATGAGGTAATGTCATGCGAAACGAAAAATTGCAGATGCGTAGAGCGCAAGCTGCCGCAAGACGTTCTTTCAATGGAAGCGTAGAGTACGTAAAAGTTACTATGACAAAAGATCACGCAAGTCGCGTATCCCGCGCTTTCTTTGATTCTCGTAACAATAAGGAAAATTATGAGTTCGTCTGCGTCGCAGAATGATAAAAATCAAATTGTCAGATATAAGGGTCGAGTGTTGCATACGCAAAATTTCTCGGCCCTTTGTGCATCTGATCTTGAGCTGAAGAAAGTATCTGATGCCTTTACCCAGTATTGGAAAACGGGATACCATCCATCTCTTGGTAAAGATGCTGCATTTGCTCGTCCGACAGAAATGCTTAAACTAAATGTCAGGCATACTCATGTCGATAACCAAGACTATATTCCAGAAGATAGTGATAAAAAACACACTGGTAAAAAATCATCTTGGGATGCATGGAAAAATATAGCGTCTGTACAAGTAAAATGCATACCAACAAGTGATTGCTTTTTAGTTTATTCGGTAAATCACAATCGTGATGCGCTGGTTATGTTTTTTGTTGACGCAGATGCTCACAACATAACTGAGCAAGAAGAGTTTAAAGAGGAAGCAATCACTATCAGTTATCAATTCTTTGAGAAAACAAAAACAGAACCAATGCCTTTAGAAGAAGATCTTTTTTCTGATAAATGGAAGGAATAGCCCGCAGCGCGGGCTTTTTTGTGGACGAAACACAAGTCAGTGCTACACTCATTGACGCCACATTGAGGTGGCTTATAGATGGAAATTTCACAATGAAAAAAGCATTTGCTGCACTGTTCGTTTTGTTGTCTCTGGTAGCTTCAACTCAGGCCTTTGCCGGTCGTTGTCAGCACGACAGCGACACTGCTGCTGACGGCTCCCGCTGCGGTGGGCGTTCTGCGGATTCCCGCCCGGGCGGCGGTGGCATTCGTTAAAAACAAGGCCGCGAAAGCGGCCTGTGACATGTCACACTACATTGATATATGATTCATAAAGTAGCTTAAAGATTTACTTCCCAGAAAAGAAATTTCTTTTCCTGGATATGTCGCAATAATTGAGCATGACTTATCCCCGTTAGAGGTAACAAATCCTGAATAACCTACTTGTTCTTTACCATTTTGTTGCTTGGCTAAAAAGTAGAGGTAGCTTATCTTTTTGCCCTCTGGGTAAAACTCTGCCAAACCAGTATCGGTGATTGAATATTTTATTCTCCCGCCTTGAGTAACGTTTTCCATCTCAAGTTTAGCTATGTCTTTTCTGTTGTATTCAGCATTGATTTTCCTTTCGAAATCAATGTTGTTTTCAAATGAGTAGGAAGCAACAGTCTGAATAGATGGGAACACGTTTATCTGGATGCCTCCACAGTCGGCACAGGTATAAAGGTATGAATCAGATGGAATCCCCATAAAAGAAAACTGAGTTACCTTAAATTTATCGCTATCTCCAAAGTATTGAAGTTCGCATTTAACATTTTGCCCTGCAAAAGAAAATGCAGACATCAATATTGAAACAAAAAATATAATTGCCTTCATTATTATTTACCTAGCATGAACTGCGATGGTGGGATCAGAAAGTCGTTCCCCTGCTCACGCTCAACACGGCGCTGATAACGCTCAAGAGAGCCTGGGTCAAGGGCATCTTGTATCCGGTTCAATATTAAACCATTCATCGCCGTACGAAGCCAGAACACGTTGAGGAATGGCGTATTGTCAAGTGCCGTGCGATACCAGTCACCCAAATCTGCATCCCCTCTCGTGGTCTGCTGGAGCAGCGTGATAATGCTGTCAGCGTTCGATGCTGCTGGCCCCATTAGCGACGTAACCGGCCCGGCCCCCATGCGGTTGACCTCACCAAACATGAAGTCACCCAAGATGCCAAGACCGCCCCCCTGAGATGCGGCTGCGAGAAACGTCTTGGCATCTGCCGGGCGTGGTGTTTGCCCTTTCAGCATGAGTTTTGACTGCATGGAGATATAACCAAACATAGTCGCCCAGACAAAGAGGTTTGCAGCACCAAGGAAAGCCCCCTTCCCGTTACGTAGCAGCGCATTCGTCAGCGATCCGGTTTTCGACTCACCAAGCCCAGCAGGAATATAACCACGCCCGAATACTTCGCGTCCTAGTACGTTCTGCATGAAGCTTGCAGTGAACGATTTGTACTGACCAGCGAATCGTATTGCTTCCCCAGCCACCGTTCCTGGCACCGTGCCCATCTTCATAAACGCCTGCGTGCGATCGCCAGGCTCTGACATGGCGATATTCAGGCGGTCAAGGATGTAGCCGCGCAACTGCCCTTCCAATTGATCGCGTGCGTCAGCGATAGCGCGCTGCGTTGGTTTGATCCCCTTACTCTCTACATAACCGGCAATCACTTCGTCAGGCACGCCGCGGATGCCGCTGGTCGTCATGAACTTACGACCTTCGCTATCGGCCATGTCCATGTTGCGAAAAATTTCCCACTCACGTTCGCCAATACCGTGCAGATCCAGCACGCGTCGCAGGTCTTCCGGTAGCCGCGCATGAGACTGGTCAGCATTCTTTGCAAGCCAGTTGGTTATCATCATGGCGTTGCTGTTGCGACCGCTCTCGGTCCAGAAGTTCATGAGGTTGTACTTAAAGAAAAGCTGCTGCGCGCGACCAAGCTTTCCATTCAGCGTGTCATCACCAGATATGCGCCGGATGATTTCCTGCGTCATGGAGTCGGAATAAACTCCGATAGAGGAAAGGATCTCTTTCTGCTCCGCGCTGTTGTAACGCGTGAAGCGGCCTCTCATAGCACCAAGCAACGCCTGCATAAAATTCTGCCCTTGGTAGCGCATCTCGGTAGCGGCGATAGGCACGTCGTTAAACGATGAGATTACCGCGCCACCAAGTTGGCTCATACGCAACCAGCCGCGTACAGCCGCCGACGCATTGGCCCAGCCTACGCTGCCAGGAATATTTAGCGAGCCGTCAACCTGCGGCATTACGGTACGGTTAATGCGACGCACCTTCGTCATGTAGTCAGCCAACGCTGCCGGTCTTCCGGATTTGCTGATATCTTCAGCAATGGCGTCCGTCAGGTACTTAAACATGTTCTGTGGGTTAGTGCCCAGTACGCGCATCATGCCCGTTGTGCGGGCAGCGCTGTTTAAGCCACCAAACAGCGCTTCTCGCAGGCTGCCGGTGCCGAATTGCTGGTTGTACTCGTGCCACGAGATACCATCTTTGAAGTGCAAAATTCGCTCTTGGCTGGCGCGTTTAGCTGCGTTCGCCGATCCCTTAAAGCCATTCATCCAATCGGGCTTTTCAGATGTAAGATGCACGCCGGAAGCCAGCCCGTTATAAATGTTACGCATGAACTGCTCGCGGTCAGCCACGCCGTCAAAAGTGCGCTCATCAAGGCGCGGGAGAATAGCATTTCGCCATGCTTCATAACCTGCGGCGCGGATCTTCATGATGTCGTGTGACTGGCGCACTATATAGCCCGGCTCTTTGCGTATCCATGCCCCGGCGCGGTTCTCATCAATGCGCGCAGTTTCCTGCCATTTCATGATGATTTGTGCAGCGCTTACGGATTGCTTTGTCATACCGTCAGTTGACTGCCCGCGCCCTATGCGCCACATTGCATCGGCAATTTCCCGGTCATTGCTGCCGCTGGCGATGAATTGCACCAGCCCGGCACGGTCAAAATCGTAGTTGATACCGGAATGATACTTGCCGCGCAGTTGCGCCACCTCCGAAGATACCGACCGGCGGGCGCCGGTACGCGCATCGTTGCGGCCAACCAGCATTGCTTCAAGCCCGATATCCGGGCGGTCTTTCCAGATAGTACGAAGCTCTCTAAGTCGTTGTGCGGCAATACGGGCGTTGATTGCCTTATTGCGAGCCTCAATCTGTTTTGCCAGCATATCGGCATTGCTCAGTTCTTCCGCTGCGCGCATCGCGGCCTCTTCCAGAGACAGCGCCTCATTGGTCGCCAGAATTCGCCTAGTGGTGTCGTTCATGTCACGCACCAGCGACTCCATCTCATCGGAAGAAAGCTCGCGACCAGCGGCAGCATTTACACTGCGCTCGCACTGCGTCAAAAATTCGTTTGCTGCCATCACATCCCCCGGTTAATCATACAGGCGGCAAATGCCCGGAAAGCGTTGCTCATACTATTGTCGCTGGCGTCGGCACGAATATCATTGAGTTTCTGGCGCAACGTGGTCGCAAGATCAGGGTTATCGACAGCGATATCGTCAAGCAGGGCGTTACTCAGGTTGAGCTCGTTATCAAGGTCTGCAGCGGCAGCGGTAATTTCATGATCTGCCTTTTGCGTTTCTTGATAAACCCGATCGGCTGTTTCGCTTGCTGGGCGAGCCGTTTCATCAACCTGCCGTGCCGGGTTCTGTATGCGATGGATGGCGCGTTCACGCAGTGCTGGTTTGTGCAGTTCATAGAAGGGCTCAACATCTGGGCTACGTCCTTCCATCATGTGTGCCAGCGCAGCGCGATACGCCTGCTGGTTCACGTTCCAGTCAGCATCCCTGATGGCGCTTGCGGCAGTGCGAACTGCGCCAGCGACCGGCGACATCTGCATGCCGTCCAGGATCTGCTGCGCACGCTCGGAAATGGTGACTTTCAGGTCGTCGGGGATCTCGCCGCGGGAAATCTGAGACTGGCGCCAGCGCGCCTGCTCTGCTGTCGCGTTCTGCTCCAGCGATGTGTTGATCTCCTGATTGCGTGCAGCGATGGCGTCTTTCTCGGCCTGAATCTCTTTCAGTGCCCTAGAGCGCGCATCCTTAAACTTCATCCGCTGCCCCTGATACTTTTTGGTGCGCTGCTGCAGCGTCGCATCAAGCGAGTCAGCATGACGTTGATTAGCCGCAAGCTCGGCACGCAGGTCGGCAACGTTACCGATCTGCCCGCTCTGTAACTCCTGCTGGCGCGCCATATAGTCAGGAACCACGTCGTCATAAGCCCGGCTGTATGCGTAGCTCTCCGCTTCACTGGAAATGGCCGCCGCCAGATCTGCGTTAGCGCCAACCTCAGGGATATTCACGCCCGCCGGAATGTTGTCAGGCGTTATCACCGGGGTTGGCTGCGCATCGCCAGAAAACGCCGGGGACTCTCCCGTTGCAGCATCGGGAACGCGACGCGGTCGCACGATATCGGCGATAAGGCCGCCGCCAGCATGTATTAGACCGCCAGCCATCGTGTTAAAGAAAGTACTTTCCAACGCGTTGCTATAGGTGAAGTCGTCACCTTCCGCCGCCGCTGCCAGCCCGGTAAGCGGCACGGTCACCAACGCCTGCGCTGCCCCCATGCGTGCACCAGCAACAAATCGCTCGCCAAATCGGCCAAGCACAGAAGCCGCCTTTGCTTCTCCAGCGAACGGAACCAGCGCCAGCGCCACGTTACCAGGATCTGCCATTGAACCAGCTAGGCTGGCTGCGAAATTAAGCGGCGTGGCTACCCACCCGCTCGGTGCCGACATCGCGATCTGCTGGCGTGCCAGAGAATCTTTGCGTTCGGCAATAACATGATCGAGAAAAGCCTGCGTAACGCCAGAATCTGGCACGTTTATGCTCTTTACGCCGTACTGCTTCAGGAGCTCATCCGCTTCCTGCTTACTGATAACTGTAGAGTTTGGGTCATTCGCCAGCGAGTCGGCCTGCGCAAAGCGGTAGCCGGACATGACCGGCCCCTCTTCAAATCCCTGCTTAAGGGAAGAAAGCAGCGATTCGCCAAGCCCTGCTGGCGCGTTGCCAATTGGCTGGTTAATTCCCTGTCCCGGATCATCTGTGTAAATTGGCATGTTATCGTCCTGATTGCTGGCCGTTCTGGAAAATGTTAATCAGGTTGTCGCGCTGACTTTCTGCGCTGTATTCCTTAGACTGTCCGGGAGTATATTTCACCGGAGTATCAATGAACTTGGTAATGCTGTTCCATACTGATCGGTTGGTTGTTCCCAGTTTCGCCAGATCGTTGAACGGCACCGTAATCGGGTTGCCGTCGGCACCGTTGACGATCAGCCCGTTGAGCATCAGGGTAAGTCCTGTTTCGTCGCTGTTGGTAACCCACTGCGCATTATCACGAATGCGGGAGATACTCTGCTCACGGTTGACCTCATCAGGTAGCCTTGGGTCACCAATAAGCGGCATAATCTGATCTGCTGACAGGTTTTTCAGATACGCATTGGCACCATCGTTAACGTCACGAATATCTATCCCTGCACGCTTAGGTAGCCGCCAAGTGCCATTGGTCTGGTACTGCTCGCCGAGGATGTCCTGATACGCCTGTTTTGCTGCATCAGACGCCGACATTCCGCGCTGCATGTTGATGTAAGTAAGTCGTTTTCCCTGCTCGTTGAAGTTATTCCACACGGCAGTGCCACCAGGCTGAACAACCATCGTGCCAGCAAAATCTTTCGATTGGTCATTCCATGACGAGTCGGCGCTATCCGCGTCGGTTTTCTCAAGACTGCCGCGTAAGTCAGCAGTTTTAACGCTACGGTTTTGCCAGAGCGCATTTGCCGCGCGCGGGTTCTCGGTAGCCATGACAACCTGCAACGCAGGATAAGCGCTCTTCTGAACCTGCTGCATCACCTGATCCGAGTATTTGCCGAACGACTGCGCCACCGACTGAATGGCCTTTACGCTAGATTCCTGCGTGTTGTCAATACGCTGCAGTACGTCGTTGACCATGGACTCCGGTAAAACTTTTTTGCTCATTATCCCCAGGCGGTCTTTTTCAGACTGTATGCGGGAAACTAGGTATTCACCAGATGAAGGGTCATTCAGGTACTGCTGGAATGCAGCCTGCACAACCGGAGAGTTTTGTTGCAGCCATGCCCCCGGATCCGCTTCCCGCGCCTTCAGTACCTGCCCAAGCTTGACCTTTGCCGATGCATAAAGCTCTGCTTTGTATTTAAAGTCAGGGTCGTTTTCCTGCGGTGCCATTGCCTGCACGGCGGCGGTACCCTGCTGGACGTTGCCCTGCATAATGGTCTGATAAACAGGTTGTAGCGTCATTGCCTGCTGGTATTGCTGGAAGGTTTTTTCCATCTGCAGGCGCTCGGCAGGCGCTGCCTGAAGCGGCATAACGGCGGCCCATTCGTGCGCTGAAATAGGCGTCACCTGCTTACCGGCCTCAATTTTGGATAGGTCGTCCTGCATTCGACTCTGTAGCGCAACGCGACCGGCTGAAGCCTGCATGTCGTACATGCCAGCAACCTTGCTCATCATCTGCGACTTTTTGTCCGGACTCATGGCGTTCCAGAATGGCTGTGCGATGAGGTTTTCCATCGTCGCAGATCCAGGAATAGCTCCAGCACTGCCAGTTACTTTTGCCACATAATTGCGCGTCTCGTCGTATGGGATAGCTGCGGCAAACTGGGCGTTACTGACTTCGCCTGTGCGCGGATCGCCAATCTGTTTAATCCAGCCGTCAACCTTTCCTGGGCCAGCGTTATAGGCAGCTACTGCCAGAACCGGGTTATTGTCGTATTTCTTCATCTGCGCGCCGAAATAAGCTTGCCCCAAGCGGGCATTATAGCGCGGGTCATTCAACCATTTATCTCGGTCCCACGGCACGCCAGCAAGGCGGGCAGCTTCGGGGCCAGTATCTTCCGTCACCTGCGCTACGCCAACAGCGCCTTTTGGCGACACCAGAGGTGTTCCGTCCTTTCCGTACTGATTTCCGCCACTCTCCTGCCAGATTATTGCAGAGAATAACTGCGCCTCACTCGGTGTATCGGTTACCTCAATCTTGCCGTTCGGACCCATCATCTGTTGATACATCGGCACATACCACGCCTCCGCCGCACCGTTCGCGGCATTCTCGCGCCACGAAACCCAGTTCTGTTCGATCTCTTCCTGACTCTGGCCGTGGGCTTCGCCGTAAGCGATGATGCTATGATATGCCTTCAATCCTGCCTGGTTTGCCATTGTCGGGTTACGGAACTGCATCGATAGGTTTTTTAGTGTCGCATCCTGCATATCCGCCTCATACTGGCGAACCTGTCCTATTTCGTACCTCCCGGCCTGCGTAGTGAACTGAATGCGCTGCTGCTGCGCCTGCTGCATGAAAGCATTACGAGCCTGTTCATCCGGCAGCGACATAGCCAGTTGTTCGACCTGAGCATCAAACTGCTGCGTATACTCATGGCCTTTTCCAATAGCATTTTTCCCTTTCAGGTTAAGCAATCCTGTTTCAGGATTATTCAGCAGATCGCTGCTTATCTGACTGAGGTTAAGAGATGCCTCCTGAGCCAGAGCGATATTGGCACGCTGTTTTGCCTGCCCCAAAACATCAATTGCCTCTGTCCCTGCCCGAACAAAAGCATCACCAATACCTGGCTGAGAAAACGTCTGCAAACCTGCTGACTGAACTCCACGACTCTCAACCTGACGTCCGGATACTGTTGGTACGACTGGCATTATAATCCTCCGGGTAATCTGGTTCCTGCCGCTGCCCCGATTGGCGCAGGAGTGCTTTGAGTAAACGGACTCCACGTCCCACCAAACATCTGGTACGCACCGTATGCCTTCAGAGGCGCGGTGAGCAATGTTGTTGCTGCTCCCACATTCCCCTGTTTACGGGCTGAACTGGCTTCTGCTTTATAGTTGGCAGCCTGAACCTGATAACCGTAAGCCTCGCGTTGCGCGTTATTCACCGTCGTCAGCGAATCAAGAGCGCCAAACTGGGCAGTGTCGCCAAATATATCCAGCGCGTTACCTGTAGATAAATCAGCGCCGGTAGCCCCCATTGTCGCCGCCTGTGTACCAAGCCGCTGTCGGGTCTCTCTGCGCCGTTTCTCAGCTTCAGCGTTACCTCTGTTTATTGCATCATTTGCCTGAGCTGTGGCTATATCTGCGTTCGCTTCTGCAACCTTCGAGGCATACTTTCCCTGTTGGTACTGGGTGTATGCCTGAATGCCACTCATGGCGAGCATTGCGCCACCAGCAATAACCGGATCGCACATTATTTTCTCTCCATGTGAAATCTGTGGAAATTAAGACCAAGAGCACCATAAGGCGCGGCTTCTTCAAGCCTGAATCCAAGCCAGTGCAGCCATGCTTTGGCAACATGGTTTCGCTCGTCGACGTAGTTTTCCAGGCGCGGATAAACTGCCAACATCTGCTGCAATACAGGGCGGCAGTGGCGAAGAAATGCCTTCTGATATTTTTCAATACGGCTGGTCCCGACCAGCCAGGGCGTACCATTGCCACCGATCATTGACGCCGGAGATACGCCAAACATGGTTACCAGTTCTCCGTTCGCGAACCCTGACCAGGCCATAGTCGCAGTGCGCAGACCAACACGCAGCGCATCTTCGGTAGTCATCAGCGATACCGCATACAGTTCGTCAATATCAGCCTGACGAACATCCGGCAAAATCATCTGAAGATGCTCTTCGGTAGCGGGAATAATTTGAACGTAGATCATCAGAATCCCCCAACAGTAAGGCGAGGAATAACGGCAAGAACAGACAGCGGCAACGGATCAAGCTGACGGATTTTTACACGTCCGTTTTTGCCCCAGTTACTGTCCAGTTTCACTTCTACTTTTCCGGTAGCATCATCAACAGGATCATCGTAGAACTCGAATTCACGCTGTGGATATTCGTACCATTTACCGCCGGGCGTAGTCGCCCAGATGCCGCGACTGGCATTCACAACCAGAGTAACGGATGGGATCACCTGTTTTTTGTCCAGCAGCGTTTCCTGTCCGTTAATGTTGATATCCAGTGTTTCGAATTCAGCAGTTATTGGCAGGCCGATGTGCACTACAGCCCCCGGAGATTCCAGCGTGACGGCACCTCCGGAAACTACTTTCTGTGGTTCCACGTTCGCATCAGAGAGGATGTTTACGGTCTGGCCTTCAAGATGAGACAAGCCGCCAAATGTCCGGCGCGCCATCTGCCAGTTCGTGGTGGCCACATTCCTGAGGGATGGCGGGACGTTCCTGTTAGCACGAACCACTACAGCGGTATTGCTGGTTACAGAAATAATGTCGCAACGTAATTCTTTTGACACTTCATCGCCAGTATCAGGATCAGTTCCGGTATAAGGGAACTGTAGTTGCGCGCCGACATCACTACTGGTGAAGTACGCACCACCAGAAACACTGATTGTATATTCCGCATGGTAATCCCATTCACCAGAACCACCAGTGATGGTCATCGTTCTGTCAGACGTATTTCTTCCATCATAGCTAAGGCCAGAATCAACAAAGAAAGCATCTTCATCGCTGGTAAATAAACGGCTGGACAGTCGCTCGATGTATCTCACTGTTTGCCCGTTAACGGTTCGGTTAACGACGAAATACACCGCATCTTCATTGCCTTCGCTGATACTGCATGTGCTTTCATATTTTCCGGTACTGGATTGTGGTGCCCATGCAAAAACCTGCTGATCACGCAAATAGGTCATCACCAGTAATTTACCGTCATCACGAATGCAGAAGGCACTGGAGTAAGGGACAATCGAGAAGCACCAGTCAACAATGCTGTGCTTCTGAAAAAGATGATTGGCAAGGATGGTCAGGTCGTTCCCCTGATAGCCGTCAACATCGAATGAGTAGGCCAGATCACGGACAACGCTGCCTTTCTCCTGGACGAACAGAGCAATATTCGCCACGGCAATTGGCGGGACGTTGCTTGAGCCATTTGATCCCTGAGAGCTGAATGCAAATGATGATGGGGTTAACACTTTGTTCTGGTCGCCGGTGATGACGTACTCACCTCCGGAAGTCAGCGCCACCAGAGAACCAACATCAATCAGGTGGCGGATCTCATTAACCTGACGTCCGGCATAGGTGTAGATAATTCTGTCGTCATCCTGCGTAGGATTGCTTTTGCCAAAATCCTTATAATCCCCGGTACGGCTGGCCCAGATAGTCTGAGGAAACGCAGTCGATGCGGCGAAGTAAAGACGTTGTTGATAATAAACAACAGTGCCAGGATAACCATTAACACTGTTCCAGGCATATTTAGCCCATTTATAGCTGGCATTATCCTCGCCAACGACCTGCGAAGGGATATAGGAAATCACCTCAGCAGTTGCAGTAGTGCCATTTGCAGCAGTGATACGGGCAATGCCAAAACCACTGTGCAGATACTCCCACTCAATGCCAGTATCATCATCACCGGATCCGCCCCAGCCATCCCATGATGTGCCTTCTGTATGCGAAGGGCGCAAAGTACCTGTTTTGCCTGCTGTAACGGCGCGATAGTAGTTACTGTCTGCACGGCGAATATCGCCAATCGACGTACTCTTACTGGTTTCCCATACCGGCACAGAATCCACTGCAGGCTGTTCCAGATAGAACAATTTGCCTACCTGCTCCGCGCCAAAAATAGAGGCGCTTGCCGTTAACGTAATTGTCCCGGTGCTGGCGCTGGCATAAACCGTCACTGACTCGTCAATATTGATATCTTCAAATGGCCCGTTCTTCGTTACCACATCAACCAGTTGCCAGTTGTCATGCGCATAGCGGCGCAACTCTTTCGGCGGGTATGCCGGATGAACCAGCGTAAGCACGTCTGCGCTTTGCGTGAATTTAATTCGGAACAGATCGGCTTCAGTATATGGCGTGGAAATTTCATAAATAACATTGCTGCTGTTCAGCACCAACGCACCATCTTTGATAACGCGCATGTACTGGTGTCCGAACTCCAGAGCATAAGTCTGAACCGTCGAGAACTGGAACGGGATCAGGCGGCATTTCCGATTTGGGTATTTGGCGGCACCGACAAAACGCGTACCAGGTCGATTCTCAACTCCGCCATACTGCCGCACGATAAAGTTATCGCACTTGCGCAATGCCACCTGGTACTTCGCCATGTCAATACGACCGTACAACGACGGTCCAATCTCACCACCGGCAAAGCTGGGCTGGATCCAACTGATAGCCATCAGGACAACCTCGCAATGGTAAACTCGTCAACCGGTGGCAGTGGTTCCTGTGATTCATTCTGGCTATGCGAGCCAGCACTAAGAATCACGCGATTGTACATATTGAGGGCAAACGTACCGAGGTCTGCATTCCCAGTCAGCGCCATGTTAATAGCTGCCGCAAGACGCCAGGCCAACGCCTCCATAAAAATGGCATCAAACATGTTCACATCTGAAACGCGAGATACATACTTGAGCCATGCCTGCGGCTGGTCTGTGTAGATCAACTTTCCTGTTCCGTTGGTGTCTGCACCAACTTCGTACTGAACGCGCATTGCTGCTGTTGGATTGCGTACACCAGGAAGCATAATTTCAGTAATGCGCAGACAATCGGACGGGTACTGGTACGCATATTCCCAGTCAGGCGGTGGATTGCTCGTATCTGCAAGCGCCACGCGTTTGGTAGCAAAGTTCCAGTCAAAATCAGAAAGCACAGCATCACGGCAGGCCTCAAAGTGCAGCGAACATTCCCCCGCTTCCTTGCTGGCTTCCGTCAGGCTGTTAATACTGCGGCTGTTGCCAATATTGGACAGCGCACGATTGCAGATCTCTACTACAGAGGCCATAAGTTTCTATACTCCTGCAATAAAGGGGCCGAAGCCCCTTGTCTGATTCGCGAGGCTTACACGCCCAGTTCTTTACGCTTATCTGCGATCTTCTCGCGTAGCGTTTCGGCTTTGGCGTTATGGTGTGGCTTCTCGTTAAAGAGCAATTCGTACTCTTCACGGAGCTTATCCAGTTCACCATCATCTGACACATCGTTGATGATTTTGGTGCTGGTTGCTGCCATTGACACCTTTCCTGCAACTTTTGCTTTTGCCTGTCTGGCTGCATCGTTAACAGGTTCCAGTGCGCTACCAGGCTCACCTTCGTATTCGATTTCTGCCCCCTCCGGCCACAGAGTGTTATGGATATGAGAGAGGCGCAAAACGCGGTATCTTGGTTTCTCACCTGACATCGATATCACCTTAACCAGTTACTTTTGAGCGGATCGGATACGGCGTATTGGCATCAACATCAAGACTGATACCAGCAGTGAATTCGCCAGCCGTTAGTGGGCCAGTTGCGACGGAGTAGTTAACACGCAGATATCGCTGAACACCGGCAGGCACCTTTGCAGAAACAACTCGTTTACCTGCTGTCAGGGCGGTCTTTGCCAGTGCGCCACTATCATAAATAGTGGTCCATGAGCTGTTATTCTCACTCGTCTGCAACTGGATGTTTACAGTTGCATCACCGCTTGCCGCGGCGGCTGTGTTAACCAGCGCCCAAAACTCAAGCGGGTAACCCACGCCGATATCACGACGTTTTCCGTCAATTGGACCGAGATCGATTACGTCAGTAGAAGCCGCGGTATTCGTAACCGCCTGAGCTTCGGAGAACATCAACAGTTTGTCGGTGATCATCTTCTTTCTCCATTAGTGGGTCTGTTACGACCCACAGGTTAATAACAGGCGTTACACCACGCGGGCTTCTGTTTCCAGAAGCGCATCAGTTTCACGGATTGGTACACCACGGAATGAAGTCCACCACTCGCCTTCTGTCTCTTTTACGCTGATCGCCAGAGATGTTTTCTCCAGAGATTGCAGATCAAGAGCCTGGCCTACAGTGCGGTTCATGTAGAACACCGGGCGACCCATGCCACGATTTGTAATGCGATGCAGTGCTTTAACCATCAACTTCGCAATATTTGCGGCAGAGGAAGGTTCTGAAAGATTGCTGACATCGATGTTTGCAATGCGAACAACATAACGCCAGTCACGCAGAGCAAGTCCGTTGTCCCATTTGTAATGGGTACGGTAGCCTTCGTACTTGCCGCCATTCGCATCTTCCAGTGTCACCTGGCCTTTATCTTCCATCTGGATGCCAGCCTTCTGCCCTTTCGGGAAGATGCCATGCACGGTGTTTTCGCCCCAAACCACTAACCAGATTGAGGTGTTATCTGTACCCGTGCCACCAGCATCAATGATGTTCTGAGCATTACCCGCAGACAGGCTGGAATAGCGGGAGGACAGTCCCATAAACTGCTGAGGGTTAACGCTGGAATCACCATAAAACAGTGTCTGCGCCATCTGCTGATTCATCGCTTCAATAAATGCGCGGTCTTCAGACAGGCGGAATTCGGCGGTATTACCGTTCAGATCAGCCAGTGACTTATCGACTTCAGCATAGGTTTCCAGCATGCCAACGGAATCGGTGACCTGCACTGTGGTTGATTTGCTTGGCTGTACACCATAGTTCAGCAAACGCCAGGTAGCTGAAGGTAAACCAGAACGAATGGTGGTTCGGTGTCCGGTAGGAAGGTTCCCTTCGACAAAAGGCATATCCTGAAGGATCGGGTTAGTTTGACCGAGAAGCTCGATAATCTTATCGACTTTCCCGTTTGGATCGACGCGCTTACCCCAGTCAGCCAGCGTTAGCGCAGTTAAGCCTTTAACAGCCATTGTCATTTCCTCTCTTATTTGCCATAGAGCACTTCGGCCGCACTACGCTGGCCTTCATTACCACCGGTGACCATGCCATCTTCAGACATCGCCTTTCCGATTTTCACGAACGTTTTGACCAGATCAGGGTGATTACCCAGCCCGGTGGTGTTCAGATATTCTTTGAGCTCGGGTGTCCCGAACTGGTCAAGCGCACGCTGTGCGGCGCTAAGGTTAGAAATCAACTTGTCGCCACCAATTTCTTTGTCAGCTTTTACATCAGCAGCCCACTGCTCGGTTGTTTTCTGCCAGGCTTCTGCCTGGCGCTGCTGCACACCTGCCAGAATCTTCGGATAAGCATCAACCAGCTTTTGCGCTTGCTCGTTGGTCAGGTTTAGTTCTCGCGCCACCGGCTCGAATTCCTTCAACGCTTCTGTATCCAGCTCTACGCCTTCGGCAGCCTGAAACTCGTACTTCTCAGGCGCACCCTCTGGTTTATCGCCGCCCTTTTTTTCATCCTGCTTATCGTTTTCAGGCTTTTTGTCATCAGCAGGTTTATCGCCATCAGAAACAGGTTGTGGCTTATCACCTTCCTGTTGTGATGGATCACCAACTGGAGCAGGGTTATCACCTGCAGGCGCTGACGGTTCTGACGCGGCCGGAGCTGCTCCACCATCGACTGGTTGCTCATTGCAAAGACGGCGATACAGCAAACGCTCAAATAAATTCATGATCACTCCTGTTCACTGGCCTCTTTGGCCATCTTCAAATACTGTTCAGGGCAATGCGCCATAACGCGCTGAAACAGTTCCAGCGCCAGATTGCGTTGCCCCTCATTAAATGCCATTGCCATAGCATCCATCGGAGAGATAGCGGAAAACACCCGGCCTTTCTCCAGCACCGACCAGACAACGCGACGCCCCTGTTCACTGCTCATGACAAAGCGAATGTCATCAATTTCACGCTGTGCCATGTCACGTTGCTTACGGGCGTTTTCTTCTTTCAGTTGATCGTCTTCGTAATCTGTCATTGTGATTGCCCACCCTGACCACTAACTGCATTCGCCATAGCTGACAAAACACTCGGATCCGAAGTTTTAGCTTCGCTTAGCGTCTTGGCACCCTGTGCCGCCGCCATCCCCATCGCCATCATTTGTTGCTGCTGTTGTTGCTGTGCCCGTTGCTGGCGAGCCTGCTCAACCTGTTCCTGCGGAACAATGACGGTTGGAGACACTCCGGACATATCAGCGAATGCATCGATCGCCTGATCAACGTTGAGTTTGTCGAGAGCTTCTGGTTTCGCTTGCGCAAGTTGACCAATGAAGTTAACCGTGGACGCCAGACTGGACAGGCCGATAGACTTCTGCGCCTGAGCCATGACGGAAATGTATTCGACCTTCAGGGGCATACCTTCCATCACGTCTGGCGGTGGCGGCAGCATGTTTTTACGCACCATCATCGAGAAAGAGCGGTCAATGAGAGGATTAAGACATTCGTCGTTCAGACGCTCCAGAACCGGCCCCAACATCAGAAGTTTTTCTTCTTTCATTTCGATCACCGCTTCAACAGGCATCGAGCGGGTATTGATGTTCTGCAACATCATGAACAGATCGACAAAGTAGGCGCTGTTAATGATTTGACGAGTGTCCTGAATGTCTGCCACCAAATCTGCTGTACTGGGGTTAACCAGATAAGCAGGCCTGAAACCATCCTGACCAGTAATCTGATCGATATACGTGATGTCGCCAGGAAGAAGGGAGGCGCGCTGATTCTTGAGGGAAGTCGGAGCAACCATCGGCGGATTGGTGGCTTTATCAATCAACTGCGACTTGCGCTTCTGGAGAAGCTGCAATGCCTTAACAGGTCCAAGCGCCAGCATACCCGGGCATGATGATCCATAAACATCTTCGCCGTTAACTTCCCAGCGCGGAGCCATAATTGGAAACTCATCGAATCCGGACTCACGCAACAACTTGTCGTTATCGCCACCAACCTCGTAATAAACCGATTTGAATGGCTTGTTCTTGCTATCCAGCTTCGATGTATCGCGGTCAATGTTCGGGTAAACCGAATGCATCACTTCAATCCACTTCTCGTAGGTGCCGCTTTCCCACATGCTTTTTACGGATTCGCTGACGTTATTTAGCCCGAACTCCTGAACAAGCTGACGAACAGTCATAGAGAACTTGCGAAAACAGGTGTCCACACTGCCACGAGGTGAGTTAGCCAGGTAGTAACTGCCTATCGGGAATGGCATTGTGCGAATGATGTCCTCGTCATCCTCCAGCACTGCCATTGCACCAGTGCTGTATGTGCCGAGGCTTCCGTATAACTGCGGAAGAGACTGGTAGAGATTCGACTTATTGAACATATCGTTCATGCGGTTCTGCACCACCTCAAGCCACAACTTAACAGGGCCATAATCCATCATTTCAGGATCTGGCGTAGCCAGGCGAAACCACGGACGCGCGGGGCTTGTGATGCCTGACATCATGCCGCTGGCGAGAGTGCGCGCCGCCATAGTCCCGGTCGAATCAATAATACGTGTATTGCGTCGATCGTTACGGTTGACCTCAGAAGTCAGAAAGCGGGAACCACGCGGGTTGATGTAATCACTCAACTCGCGCCAGTGCGGCTCAAACGACTGACGCTCGCTTTCAAGTTGTGCGAACTGTTTGTTCAATCGCTCTTTAGTTGTTTCCGCCATTTCAATGACTCCGGTTACTGACCAAGCAGCGTTTTACCGCTGGTATTAGCGGTTGATGTGTCGCCCTGAGAACCGGTAAGCAGCGTAGAACTACGACCAGCAGCAGCGCGACGGCGACGTGTTTCTTCGTCGCGGGCATCAACAACGGCGACATCCTGCTCCTGTGGTGCTGCCTGAACTTCTGGTGTTGCAGGCACTGATGGTGAGCTACCCATGCACATATCAATGACTCCGTACGCAATTAAATTATTACCAATTTAACCACATATGTTTTATTTATCGTAGAAGGTTGACATTTAACGCGCTAATTATTACCCTTCAGGTAACTAAAGAGTTCATTCCGGTTACTAACCTGACTGGCTTGTCGTTAAATTGAACAGGTGGAGTGAGCTTTTATTTTGAGCAGTACGGCGTATGGCACATGCGCCGATAGCGGTCTGGATACGTTTAAGGGGCACCCTCCCTTGCTCGGGCAAACGAACCAGGTAGCCGGAATGTGCAAGTCGAGCGGTTTTATTCCGCGCACGGGGATTCACCATCCCGGCGATTCGGTGTGACGCCTCGGAAGAGACGAGGGTACAACGATGAGAGCATTTATGGAGCCGCGACAAAGTGTGGCGCCTTAACAGGCTAAGTGCTCTCAGCGTTGTGGCATTAGCTCAGTTGGACAGAGCAACCGCCTTCTAAGCGGTTGGTCGCAGGTTCGAATCCTGCATGCCACGCCAGAATCACGCCTAAGGACCGTGATGCCAGAAGTTCCAGGGGCTTGGCGGTGATGGTTTCCCTTGAAGGACTATCACCGCCCTTTTTACAGCAGGACGCCATTGCGATGACTTCATGCTGTAAACCAGTACAGCCACGGAAGGCATAACTCATTGCTTCCAGTTCGCCCGGTTCGCCGGGCATTTTTTTAAGGTGAGATTATGAACGACCAGCAAATCGAAAAAGAAATCGTTGAGAAAGGCAAAACCGCTCCGCGAGTTACGCCTCAATATATCGAAAGCATCATTCTTGAAGAGCATTTCTTTACTGCTTATGACGGCATTCGTGCTGCCAATATGGGCGTTGGCGATTCATGGACAGCGCATAAATCTACAGACCTCCTGACTTTCTGCGTATTGGTACTGAAGAATGGCTTCACCGTCACCGGAGAGAGTGCCTGTGCAAGTCCGGAAAATTTTGATGCAGAAATTGGTCGGAAGATTGCCCGGCAGAATGCTGTAAACAAAATCTGGATGCTCGAAGGTTACTTGCTGAAGCAGAAGTTAAGCGAGCAATAACACCGTGGCATGTCACAAACAGCAAGCCTATGAACTGGCTTTGTTTTATCCTCACCAGAAGATATCAACGACATTATCCCCACCAGCGAATTAAGCATAAGGGTCATAATCCGTTATGGCCCTTCCCTGCTGGCTTTGCTGTCCTGGTATATTTATGCGTTTCGAGACCGGGAAAGCAAACGTCAGCAGTAGCGCATCGCCTTTACCAGGAGAACGCCCAAGACGCTCTTTGATATCTTCCTTCGGTTCGATAACGATTTTACCGTCCACACGAACTTTGTACTCTGCCGCAGACAGGTCGTCCGCTGTTTCCTGGTCATCCAGCATGCCGCCCAGCCTCAGCCATGTCTTGCATGAGTTGAACATCTCCCCACGCTTGTTGAGCATCTGCGGGTCAGTAGACGCGCCACCGAACGGAACAAGTTGCCATGTGCGCCCCCAACCATCACCGATTGACTTCAGACCGGTACCGTAACCGAAGTCGATGAACACCGCGTCAGCCTGATACTGGTCTTCAAAGTCAGCGATACGCTTCGCCATAATCAGATCGTCGGTAGTCTTGTTGCCAGTCCACAGCACCTTACTGTGTAGCCCCTGCCGCAGGTATATCACCGCGTCATCAACGCCTGAATATGCCGGGTCAACACCGATTATCACCGGAGCATGCGCCACCTGCGCAGCGGTTACCACCCGTTTCATTGCCTCATCAGTAAGACCGGTAGGGATAAACTGCAATTCAGATGCATCAGGGAATATGCCGCGCACACGGATTTTAACGAAGTCGCTGTCTTCCCCGTAGTCATCGACCCATTTCTGCAACTGCTGTTTGTTAGTGCCTTCCACCGTCCGGCTGTCAATCTGCGCAGTTTTCCAGCGGTGTTTATATTTGCGGAAACATTCGCGGAAACGCCCGGTGTTACGTGTAGGGTTTCCGAACGCCACCCAGATAATCTCAGTGTCTTCGTCCGTAAGCGCACCCTCAGCAACTTCCCACACCAGATCCGCAATGTTCGACGCTTCATCGAATACCACGATGATGCGTTTGCGCTCGTTGTGTAGTCCGGCGAATGCCTCAGTGTTGTGCTCAGACCAGGGGATTGCGTCAGCTCGCCACCGCTTGTCGTGCCCAGGATCATTGCTGTACATCGCGGTAGCGGTACAGGTAAACCAGTCTTTCGTGATAGCAAGGTTCGACCACTTGATAATTTCCGGCCAGGTCTTCGTTCGTAGCTGGTTGTCGGTGTTGGCGGTCACCACGACCTTACAATCCTCGCAAGTGGACATGCCCCAGTTGATCAGCATTGAGATGAATGCGGATTTACCAATACCGTGACCAGAAGCACGTGCCAGCATAAGCGGCTGATATCGCGTCTCTGGATTCTGCAGGTGATCACGTATCTCTCGGAACGCATCGGCCTGCCACTGACGTGGACCGGTGGCATGTGCCAGTTCAGTACCCTCTTCCCCCCACGGGAACGCATAGAGGGCATAGCCAAGCGGATCGTGAGTGAACCCTGCAATATCCTCGATTAACTGCTCTTCAGGAGATAACGCTGTATCTGTCACTGATTACCATCCTGACGTTCTTTGAGTCGCTTCCTGGCTGCTGCTATGCGATCAGCAATTGTCACATTCACATTAACATCCAGGCGTTCTTTGAACGCATTGACGTCGACGTGCTTACCAATCAGTTCGAGGTTCTTCACCTTGTCAGGCCATTTAATTTTTTTGAGGATTGTCTCTATCGAATCCTCGTTCATGTTCATGATGGTCGATGACAGATCAAAGCCGCTAAGCGTAGTGCGCCAGATTTTCGGCCACTCGCGGATTGGCTTAAGGCTCCCATCGTCGTTGAGGATGTCGATCACGTCCATCTGGTCGATCTCCACCAGGCGCATGAGAACGTAATCAGCACTGACGCGCATTCGTTTGTTGCGCTCCTCCATCAACTCGGCAATCCGTTTTTGAATGCGTTCATCGCGCATCATGACACTGGCTTTAACTGCCGCTGTATTTGGGGAGAATCCTGCGTTAATCGCTGCCTGAGTCTGGTTTTCAGGCGTTTTGATGTATGACTGGCAATAAGCCTCCTGCATTGCTGTTAGTGGCTTAAATTGCGTTGATTTGCGTTTATAGGCTTTAGGTTCAGCAGGCATCATAACCACCGTGGTAATAGTTACCGTTGTGGTAATAGTATCATGCAAAATAAAGCCGCCATAGTTGGCGGCAGTATTCAAACCCCATCAAATTCATCATGCATAATCTACTCGTGACATGTCACACTATTAATTTCGTTTCATGCCAGCCTTTAGTCACCCAGCATTGCGAGTCACCATCACACGGGCATGAATTCACAGGAACTCTCTCGCCGCACTTACCGCAACGTTTTCTGCTGATCGATTTTATACGCCCGTGCACGCGTGCATCATCCTGGCGGATCAGTAACGCTATATACTCACCAAATTCGTAAGGCGCACGCCCGGGGCGACGCGTGGCACAGTTACGCTCCAGCATTTCAATTTCCTGAGCATCAAGCACAATTTCCAGCTTACGCACACCAGATGCAGCTTGTCTGGCTCTCTGAGCGGCTTTGCGCTCTGCTGCTGATTTAGCCATCAATATTCACCTTTATCGCGAACACCTTTACCGGTTTATCTCCGAAGTGCGGATGTGTGATTGTCTTGATTTCATACCCTTCATACGGGACGTCTATTCTGCGGCTGGAATCGTCGCGCTTCGGATATCCCTTTGTGATAATCAGGCGGTCATACTCGCGGAACATAATTCGCTTATTCCAGTAGTCATTACACAGGCGATACTCTTCCGTTTTCTCTCCGCGAATCATGGCATCGAAGTATTCACCTTTAACGGCAAGTTGCAGGTTAGCCACGACCTTCCTCCTTTGGCTTGTGAATTTGTATCGTCATGCCGCTTTGAGTGGTGACTACAACGACAGAACCAGGCTGAAGACTGTTAAGATTGAATGCTTCGTAAAACGAAGCCAAGGCCAGCGCTTTTTTATTCTTTCGGTTCCACCAACGCCATCCATTGCTACAGGCTACACTGACAATCCACTGTCCACTCCTGTAAGCCATATAAAACCAGATGAGCAAAACCTGAATGAATGCTATCCAGTCAATAATCGTATATTTCGCGAAGGAGACCATCAATTAACCTCCTGCGGCGGTTCCGGTAGAGGCATCCAGTACAAGGCGTTCCCTAACCACGATAAAGTGCCGTCGCTCAACTCCACGTATTCCCCTTGTACCTGTCCTGCCATATACTCGCCGTGCTTTGAATAAATTAAAATCCAATCATCTTGAGCGGGCATTCGCTCACTACAGCTTATCCAACCATCAGGAGTTACCGGAGTTGGTCCATCGAATTCGGGCATGTCAGGACCTTTTCTGATAGCTTTAGCCAGCTCCAGCGGGTCATCGTAAAGCCAGTCGCCAGTTTGTGGGTGATTTGCTTCTGCAAGCTGCGCAGCCCATTCAAGACCATCTTTTTGACCTTGGAGATAATCAAGCGGCAACTCTTCATGATTACTTACAGGTTCGGCACCATGAAGCATGGCGTCGCTCCGCTCTATGCCATCCAGCGCGATTCGCAGTGCCTGAATTGTGGTAGAGCTATCGTTTGGGGCTATTCCATATCGCTCGAATACAGCTAAATGGTTGCGCATAATCTCAGGCGTAAGCTCTTTGTAAGCATAAGCAAGAGGCTCTGATGCATTATCCGGCATAACCGACACAGGCGCGGCAGCATAAACAGGAATAACGTCCGCTTGCTCTTTATTGCTTTCATCCGTTAAAGCCCAGAATAATTTCCCGGCCGGATGTTTGAAAATATAAGCAACTGGTTCTGCTTCCAGCGATGCCAGAGCAATTCGTGCCAGTTCCATTTGTTCGCCACGAGTAAGCCCGTTTTCAAGCGGATTTTTAATGAACAATTCAATACGTTCTTTGGTAATAGTGGTCATTTGTTAGTCCTTAAACTGCTAGTTGCAATTGCATTTCAAAGCGGTCGCGTTGTTCACAATACGCAAGAGAACCAGGGCTATTGTGTGCCTCAATCCGTTCTACCATTAATGCTGCGCGTGTCTCTTTACTTGCAGGTGCATAAGCCCCAGACCAGGCTTTATCAATACCGATGTTTCGAGCGACGTTCGTACTATCTGCGCTGGCTAAGGGTAATTTTGTGAATATCAGCGGATTTAACATGCGCAATCCATGTAGTTTCGTAACCGGCTGACCATGCCCATCAACAATGTGACGAATCAGGTCTTTCATTCTGGCTACCGCAAGAGTTGGGCGCTTTACGTCATAGTCGCCACAACTACCGATAGCCACTCGCGGAAACTCATTGCACAAATGAATAAATCGCGCGTCACTTTCATTCATGTGCCACACTGGAACGCCAGCTAGTTTTCCGTGAGGCCACTCATTCAGAAGCGCATCATTTTCCTCCTCTCCGCCATCAATAATATCCGGGATAATGGCAAAATCGAATCCTGGGTGATTCTTCCAGCGAGCAACAAACTCGTAGTAATCGCTCCAGTCGATTTTGTTTTTGCCAGCTGCTTTCCAGGCGGTGAATGCACCGTTGTCCAGCGCGAACGACTGACAGTATTCAGCCGCGAGATTGATCTGGCCTGAATGCGCAAAACTGATAAACGCATGTCGCCCTTTCCATGCTCTCATTGCGCACGTATCAGGAGTAATAGGCCCACCGTGGTAGTGAATCATCTCACTCTCCTTTGATGCGAATGCCAGCGGCGCGGATTGCAGCGATGACTTCAGAAACTTTGTATGCCATTACCGTTTGGTAATCCTCGTGAAAATCTGTTCGATGAAGCATGCTGCTACGTTCCGGGAGCAGTATTTCCCGCTCCTCCAGTTCTGCTATGCGATTCTCTGCGGCTTCCAGCTTCTCGCGCATATCGTCAACGTACTCGACCAGAGATCCGCCAGCAGGAATTTCGCACTCCTCGACCAGTTGGAAGTAGATATCAGCTGCGGCCCGTGTGTTGCTATGCCTAGCGTCGCCCATCTCACCTTCACGAAGAGCATCGCGTTCGGCGGTAAGATTGGCTATTTTGCTGTCTTTGCCTTCCAGCTCAACGCGAAGCCTCCCTACCGTTAGCGCAATTTCCTCGTTCTCCTGGTCACGGCGTTTGATGTATTGCTGGTTTCTTTCCCGTTCATCCAGCAGTGCCAGCACGGTTTCTGGTCCGGTCAGAAATTTGAAGGCGTTGAGCGCATCAATATCCACACCGTAATCTTTAAGTTCCTGTTCACTTATCAGATCATCATCAACTGGCAACATTAACAGGCGTTCCATTGCCGGAATTGCACGTTCTGCCGCCTCACGCAGCGCCAGTGTGTCGATGTCGATGTTGCTCATTGTGCCTCCTCGATTTCGTCCCATTCCACCCAGGCATTCTCTCCATCAGCATCGATTTCACCTTTGTGACCGCATTTGGAACAAACGGCCTCATCACCCGCCCACAAAGAATCTTTGGTTACCGACCATCCTGTTACCCTGGCTTTGCCGTGCTGGCACCTAGGGCAATCATCAAGCCATTCGACTTCGACCGTTGAAGGACCAAATCCATGTTCAGTTCGGATGCTCATGACTGAACTCCTTTGCGAATCTGTTCCGCCCATTCTTCAAGGGATTTCTCCGCATATTCACCGGACAGGCCATCAATCGGATGCGGTTCATTAGCCAACTCTTCTTTCGCTGACAAAATCATGCGTGTAACGTCGAAAACTTCACGCAAAGACTTATTGATAAATCCGTGATTGAACGCAGCAGCAAGACGGCTTGCGGTGTAGTTAATCCCCTCGTTGCGTGCCTCCGCACGTATTTCAGCCAGGAAAGCGTCGGTGGCTGACATATTTCCTGTTGCCTTCATGGCCTTCAAAATAACCAGAACGCCATCTTGCCCAACCAACTCGGAGATAATCTCAGTGTTGTCGCCAACAACCTCACAGAATGCCTGAACAGCTTTACGAGCCAGCTCATTCTCCGCCGCCAGCACCGAAAACTTCTCGTGCGCCAACTTAACAGCCGAATCAGCCTGCTTAATTGACTCAGTCGCTCTCTGGTGGTCTTCGGCCAGCGCATTAGCACGCACCAGTTGCACTTCCAGTTGCGTTGCCAAATCGCTGATCAGCTTTGCCACACTGCGCATATCAACGGCACCACATTCTGCTTTCAGTTCCGAAGCCATCTCATGCCCGGCGGCAACTAACCCTTTGATATTACTTTCCATCTTTACCCTCGCTTATCCACATAACTTATTGATTACATTGATAACTAAAAAGATCGTCGATTCAGAACTCTTCGATGTTCCAGCCGCCACCTGCTTTCTTTGGTTTAACCGTTACCCCGATGATTCGGAACGGATACTGATCTGCGGCTACTTTGGTTTTCACTCTGGCGTCGTCGGTCCAGAAACCTTTCACTTCGTGCAGTTCCATCTCTCCGGTGGCGAGCATCACAGCGAAATCGGGCGTATAGAACGTGTTGTCAGCTAACCGCAGCTTAATACCCTCGAATCGATACCAGGCGATTTCCCCTGCACGTTTACGCTGCTCAAGGTGCTGGCAATACGCAGATTCTGTTTTGTTCATCTGGCCTGTTTTGAGTCGACCAAGAGCCTGTATCTGTTTTCTCATGATTTACCTCTAAGGTAATTAAAAACCACATAAGACACGAAATCAATAGATCTTAGAATATTTTGTTACCTTATAGGTAATTATTGAGGCGTAAAAAAATGCGCTATCGCGCTGGTATTACTTGATAAATCCTGCCGCCTTTCCCCGCCTGTATTCCTCCATCAGCCACTGCGCCGGTGTTATTCCCCCAAGGGTGGCGGCGTTAGGCATGCACCCGAAACTTCGCCCTGGTGGATGGTAAACGTCTCTCCCTGTGTCCGGAGGTGTACTCATGGGCTCTGGCTTTGCCTGTATGCTGATCACCGGATCGGGTATCTGCTGTCCGGAAGCCACCTTTTTCGCCCAATCATCGAGCAGCCTGCGCGCGTGTTTCTCAACCTCAATCTCGCTAAGCTGGCGCTGATACATTGCACGGCGGGTATCACATACGACCCAGTACATAACCGGATGCCGCCACGGGAATCTTTCGGGACCACCAGGATATAAACTTTTTTCCTTGCTGTACCGGTGAAACTCCGCCATCACATCGTCAATGGTGACGCCAAGAACCATCTTGCTGTCTTTGCACCACTTGATGAATTGCCCAGGCGACGGCCAGAACGGAGATTCACTGGCGCGGGCGTGGCGCATACCAGCGTTAACCTGTTCCATTGTTGTGATCCCATTCTCCAGAAACGCAAGCATCCATTGCTTACGGAATTCATTAAGTTTGTTCTGCTCCCTTATGGTCGAAACGCTTGCAGGAAATGCAGCCTGTAACTGGACAAATAGTTCATTGAAAATTCTAGCAACCTGCTCCTTTTTGCCATTGCTGTCACGCCGCTCTTCATGCACAGCAACACCATGCTCACGTAAGCGATCGTACTCATTGAGAAGTTCTGGAGTTGATTTCATCCCACACCCCTTCTATCCAGTCAGTGTTATTCCAGTCAAGCTCATCGCTTTTCCCGGCGTTTTTTGATTTTCCCCTGATATGATTTACGCGCCTGGCGAATTTTTGTTCCCACTGAACCTGCGTGAACACTTTGCCCTCAGCCATCCAGTAATCCCGGAATGCAGCAAGTTCAGCAGGTGTAAATTCCGGTTCCGGCAGGGCCGTTCCCCACAGCGCAGCACGCCGTCGAAAATCCGGCGACGGATGCCAGCCATCGGTCATCGGAAATTTCCCGATGGGTTCACTCAGGCCATCCAGAAATTCAGGTTCAGCCACCTGCAACGGCATACCGTTCGCTTCACTGGTCGGAGCACCCTCGCGCACGTGCGCTATGTGTGGGGTTTTATATATATCTTCCTCTTCCTCTTCCTCTGGTAACTCCTTTTGTAACGCTGTTGGCGTTACTTTTTGCGTTACTCGTTTTCGATGCTCTGCCACTCTTCTATTCGTAAGTGCACGTTTTTTCGATGATTCTCCATTATGTCGCTCAAAGTTTGGAAGAATTAGTTTGCCGTCATGATAAGCAAGCCATCCGACGCTAATGAGGGCGTCAGCAAATCCTGTAATAAAAGCGAGTCTATCAAGTACTCCTTTTGTAACGCTGCCAGCGTTACCGTCTATTGTTTGCTGGTCAGCCCATGCCCATATACGAACCAGCTTTCCAAGAACAGCATCTGGATCAATACCCAGAATTTCTGCTATCTGAAAAATTTCAGGTTTATCAGGAGTGATAACTTCAACCTTAATCCAGCTGCTTGCCATAGGTTTCCCCTCTTGCACTCTTTAGTGCACAAGCAAATTCATTACGATGGCGGTTGGCGCTATTCATTGCACATTCAACACATGTTCCGTTCAGAACATACCTTTCAGAGAGATGGCCGTGACGGCACCGCTTTCCTGTGAAATAGCGATTTAACCCGGCTTTTGCGGCCTCCATTCTGGTTACTATCTTCAATTTTTCCGCCCCTTTTTGTTATTGATATTGGCTATTTTGCACAATTGGAAAATTTGATCAACCAGATTTGGTTTTTTATTACCTTTGAGGTACGAATAGATATGAAAAGACCGCCGGGTGGCGGTCTACAGAGGGTTGTAGCTGGATATCATGAGTAGAAGAAGTATGCCAGTTCTGCTTTTGAGCGCAGCCATTGTCTTGTTTTACAGGCTTTAAAAAGCCCATTCATCAATACTTTACCTGGCATTTTGCGCTTACCTGTTAAGTGAGTCTGGATATAGTGACTCGTCGTTCCGGCTTCCTGTGCGAAGGCTTCACGCTCATCCGGAGTAAGTGCAAGCCAGTGCTTTTTGAAATCGAAATGTCCGTTATCGCTCATAGCTATTGCCTGATATTTATTTCAGATAATAAATATTCACCCATAAGGTAACAAAAATCAAGGATAGTTACCCATGAGGTGCATTTACCTGTTGGGTAATATTGCTTTAAATTGAATCATCTACTGATTCATATATGAGGCGATTTTCCAGAAAATGAAAAGTATCCAGGACGTCCGCAGGCAAAATCTCAACGACTTGATCGACCGTGAATTCAATGGTGTTCAGACGCGGATGGCAGAAAAACTTGGAACTCAGGCAAATCTGGTAAACCGCTGGGCTCTTGGCAAGAAGGTTATCGGCGACCAGGTTGCGCGAAAAATTGAAGCTGCCGCCAATAAACCACGTAACTGGCTTGATATCGATCGCTCGCTTTCTCAGGAAGGTTTTCAGCCTGTCGGCCCAAGCGACATTGGTCAGCTGGCGGCTCACAACCTGGAACGCTGGATGAGCGAAAGCCGCGACCTTTCAACTCAGGGAAAACTTCACCGCGCATCCGGCGTCGCCCAGGTGACAATCAGCCGCCTGTTAAACAATGAGGTCAGTGTTTCCATTTCCACCCTGGAGAATGTTGCATCAGCATTCGGGCGTCACGGCTATGAATTACTGATTCACCCGCACGACCCTGCGACCATCAACTATGACCGCTCGCGCTACGCATTGTTACCCGAAACCGAGAAAGCAAAGATCGAAAGTTACATTGAATTTGTCATCAACCAGAACGAAAAAAACAAACAATAAAATCATATTTTTCAGTAAGTAAGCCGCCTTCTGGCGGCTTTTTTATTGCCTATACTATTACCTAATGGGTAATTTTTTTAACTCATATCTATTGACATCAAACCAAATACGCATAATTATTACCTCAACGGTAACAGACCGAGGTAACAAGTTATGCAGTGGAAAATCATCAACGGTTGGTACTGCGTTACTGCATGCGGATTCATGAGCTGGAAGTTCCGCACCTTACAGGAAGGCATTAAGTGGGCTTTCGTCAGCAAAGAAGCTCGCGATGTGGCCAACGATAACGAGATATGGGAGGGCTGATAATGAACGTTAATCAGCAGAAAAATCTTCAAAAAATCATGCTGGCATTCGACAAGGACTACCGCCTGTCAGAACAGCTATATGACCGACAAGTTGAACTGATCGAGAGCATCCGGCTTCATCAACTGGCCTCAACTTTCGACGCTGTAACAGGTAAAGGCGTTCGCCAGGAAGTACTGGAGGCCGCTAAAGACAGTCCAGAGTTCGAAGAACTGATGGATTCCTACCGGCGAGAGGCAATGGCAATTATCGCCCGCTGGGATCTGGCTGATCAGCTTGATGGGCAGAGGGACGCGGCATGAAACCGGGAATTTATTTCGACATCAGCAACGAAGACTACCACGCCGGTGACGGCGTGAGTAAGTCGCAACTGGACATGGTTGCCAAGAATCCGGCGCTTCTTAAATGGGTTCAGGCAGCACCAGAAGACGAAGAGAAAAAGTCTGCACTGGATATGGGAACCGCATTGCACTGTCTGCTTCTGGAGCCTGGAGAGTTCGACAAACGCTTCATTGTTTCACCGAAATTCGAACGTCGGACGAAACAAGGTAAAGCTGACGAAGAGGCATTTCTTCGTGATATTGCGGATATGGGGATTTCGGTACTTGATGCAGAGCAGTGGCGGAAACTGGAGCTGATGCGTGATAGCGCAATGGCTCACCCGGCGGCACGCTGGATGTTGGAAGCACCTGGTTACTGCGAAGCATCAATGTACTGGAACGATGAAGAGACGGGGGAGTTGTGCCGAATTCGTCCAGACAAATGGCTGAACGAGCACAACGTGATCGTCGACGTGAAAAAGGTTGCAGATATGGACCGTTTTGCACGCCACATCGAGGAATTCCGCTACCACGTGCAGGACGCAATGTACCGCGAAGGCGCAATGAGGGTTACTGGTCAGCCGCATGGTTTTTTCTTTCTTGCCGTGAGCGAAAGCATTGATTGTGGTCGGTATCCGGTACGCGTGTTCGAGCTGGATGCGCCAGATGTCGATGCCGGGCACGCTCTGTTCCGCCGGGATCTGAATACCTATCACGAATGCCGCATCAACGATGAATGGGGCGGAGTGGAAATTATTAAACGCCCTGACTGGGCACGTAAACAGGATATGTACGTATGAGCAATGATATCGCAATCACATCACAACCAGGCGCAACTGTAGGTACTGCTGCGGCAATCTTCAGCCCGGAGGGCATGAATCAACTGGTGCGTTTCGCGGAGTTGATGTCACAAAGCAAAGCGACTGTACCGAAACATCTTGAAGGCAAACCTGCCGATTGCCTGGCGGTGACCATGCAGGCGGCACAGTGGGGAATGAACCCTTTCGCCGTGGCGCAGAAAACGCATGTGGTAAACGGAACGTTAGGCTACGAAGCACAGTTGGTAAACGCGGTCGTATCCTCTTCCAGCCTGCTAGCGACACGCCTGAATTATCGCTGGAGCGGTGACTGGTCGAATGTTAACGGCAAAACAGATAAATCACCGAATCTGACGGTAACTGTGTCAGCAGTTCTTAAAGGAGAAGCAGAACCCCGTGAGCTTACCATCAGTATGGCGCAAGCCGGAGTGCGTAACTCTCCATTGTGGGAACAGGATCCGCGCCAGCAGCTTGCCTATCTTTGCACGAAACGATGGGCTCGCCTGCACGCTCCTGATGTGCTTCTCGGTGTTTACACCCCTGACGAATTACAGGAAACGGCACCGCGCGTTGAGCGAGACATTACTCCGCAAACGACTACTGCTGCGGGAATGAACAGTCTGATCAACGCTAAACCAGTGAAAAAGCATGATGAGCAAACGCGTAAAGCGGATAGCCGTGATCCAGAAGAAATGCTGATGGCCTTTACCAGCGCAGCGATGAATTACAGCACCGTCTCCGAACTGGATAAGGCTTACAAATACATTGCACAAAAACTTTCAGATGATGACGAACTGCTGGCAAAAGCCACCGACGTTTACAGCGTTCGTCGGGAAGAATTAAACGAAACATCTATGTAACCACCACCGCGGCGCCACGCGCGCCGCACTGCAACCAAGAGAGGTATTTATGAAAGGTGCATTAGGTAAGAAGGAACTCCTGGCGGTGGTGCCACTGTCATGGAGCACTATCGACCGTATGGAGCGCGCAGGTGAATTTCCTAAACGCTGGTATATCACTGACAAACGCTGCGCATGGAACCGTGACGAAGTTGAGCGTTGGCTTGATGAACGTCAGGCAGCAAGCCCGGCAGAGTTCCAGGGTAAAAAACCTCCTGTTCAGCAACGTGTATATCGTCCCGTGAGCAACGCTGCATGAGTGCGCTGCTAAGGCACTGGATCAAATGGTCAGGATGGTACTTATTCCTGGCCTCTGTTTCAGCATGGCTTTATCTGCTGGCATTAATTTTCAGAGAGGGTTGGATTAAGTGAGAAAGTTAAGCCGACTTGAAAAATATCACATGAATAAGGTTTCAATGCGCAGTCCGTCAAAGATTGTCGCCGTTACTCCTGCGGCGATAGAGATCGAAAAACGCGCGATTGAAAGAGAGAAAAAGGGCAGTTCCGCATTGCCGCTCACCTTTGGCTTCAGTGTATGGATGTTGCTTCTGGTGATGTTGAGCGTGCAAGGATCGCGGTTCGCAGGGACCAATGTATCACAAAAGGTAACGGCCTTCGCCGTGGAGACTATAGCGGTATAGGATGTTGCGGGGTGGTTTATGACTAAGAAATACACACTAATCTATGCAGATCCACCCTGGGTATACCGGGACAAAGCCGCAGATGGTAATCGCGGTGCCGGTTTTAAATATCCGGTTATGAGTGTGCTGGATATCTGCCGCCTTCCTGTGTGGGATTTGGCCGATGAAAACTGTCTGTTGGCCATGTGGTGGGTGCCAACACAACCACTCGAAGCACTAAAAGTTGTTGAAGCCTGGGGATTCCGTCTGATGACGATGAAGGGCTTCACGTGGATAAAATGTGGTAGTCGACAACCAGATAAACTGGTTATGGGTATGGGACACATGACTCGCGCCAATAGTGAAGATTGCCTGTTTGCGGTAAAGGGAAAACTACCTACGCGCATTAATGCAGGGATCGTTCAGTCATTTACCGCACCGCGGCTTGAGCATTCAAGAAAGCCAGATATCGTTCGTGAAAAACTTGTGCAATTATTAGGCGATGTTTCTCGCATTGAACTGTTCGCCCGCCAGACGTCTCATGGCTTCGATGTTTGGGGTAATCAGTGCGAAGACCCGGCAGTGCAACTACACCCTGGATACGCGTTGGATATTGGCGGATTAACAAATGCATTCAGCAATGCTCCGCTGTCACCAACAGACAACCAGGGGCGGGAGCGTGCTGCATGAACAGGGCATCACCAGCAGATTTAAGAAAATGCCTTGAAACTGCAAACATGCTTGCACACAGCGGGATCAGGTTTGTTCCAATTCCCGCTGTCACTGATGCTGAATTTGCAACACTGTCAGCAATATTCGAAAACAAAATTGAATCACTGGCAGCAGAAGCAGAGATGGAAGAAAATCAGCAGAACTATTAAACGTTATTCCCCCGCCATCCACTTCTCAAACTTCGACGGGGAGAACGGAATCAGATCCGTATGCTCCCCGTCAATCCATGAATCAATCATATCGGCCCACTGCTGCAACATGTAGGCGCGCTGTCTGGCGTATTCCGCTTTGTTATATACGGCGCGCACACCTTTCTGCTCATGTGCCAGAGCCTTTTCAATCCAGTCTGAAGGATAACCAGCCTCATGCAACAACGTACTGGCTGTACGGCGCATATCATGTACAGTGAAGTCCTGAATATGCTCACCATCTTCATTTATTATTTTCACCGTTCTGTCGATCAGAGAGTTCAGCGCGGCATTAGATAATGGCTTCCGGAAATTGTAACGACCAGGAACCAGATATTCACTTCCACCAGCGCACATCTGCAACCCGACCAATATATCCTGTGCCTGTTTAGGCAGGTAAATAACGTGCGCCCGGCTTCCCTTCATGCGGTCTGGAGGAATTGTCCATGTCCATTTTTTAAAATCTATTTCATCCCACGTTGCATTGGTGAATTCGCCCTTACGAACCATAGTGATAAGCACCAGTTTTAAAGCCATTTTCATAGTGCCCATAGCACCAATGGCATCCAGCGTGCGGAAGAACAGGCCAATTTCTTCTGGTGTCAGTGTTCGCTCTCGTGGTTTAAATATGGCGATAGACGAAGGTTTAATGTCAGCCGCAGGATTAAACAAACCATGACCACGGTCATTGGCGTGACGGTATACGCTACTGATGATCTCCCTGGCCTGCACTGCTGTTGCCCGGCCACCGCGTTCGACAATCCGGTCACACAAATCACGAACCATCGATGTGGTAATTTCAGCCATCATTTTATTGCCAAGAACCGGAAGTATGTCACGGTCGATCACCGCCTGTTTCATTGCGCGGGTACTGTCAGCCAGGATGACGTGTTTCATATAACTGTCGGTATGTACCGCAAACGTCTCGGCACCACGAATCTTTTTGATACCGTCACGTTTAGCCGCAGCCGGTGACTGGCCTGCTTTAAGCAGCTTCTTTGCAGCAATCAGTTCTTCTCGCGCTTCTGCCAGGCTGATACCGTCACGCCCATACTGCCCGATTACCAGTGTTTCGCGGCGACCGTTGATACGGTAGTCATAGCGAAACGAGACCGTGCCTGACGTAAGCACAGCTACATACAGCCCGTCACGATCGGAGACCTTGTACAGTTTGTCCTGCGGCTTGAGGTTTTTTAATTTTGTATCGGTAAGCAC